TTAAGAGAGTACAAGATACCACGGAGAGAATCTGCAAACGCACGCTGTTCAAACCCGTACACGTCTACGAGAAGATCCGCCAACGTGTTCTTTCCCGATTGTGCGTACCCCGTCAGACCTATGACGAGCTCCTTCTCGAAGTAGTCCCTGTCGGCATCGACTCGGTACATTTCGAGTTTGATCTTTCCAGCAAAAGAGCGCTCCAATGCAGCACCAGTGGATTTCTCCCAACCGGGGATGAAGGCAATTGCTGAGCATCGGAGAAGTGCCTCGTAATCACGAAGCATCGCCTCATGGAACTCCGCTTCACCGAACACAACAGATTCATCGTTCTCATCGAAACCCATTTGACGGTCTAGGTCGGCGGGTGAAACTGGGTCCCAACCAAGCGGTTCGAGATAGGCTGCGTTCCTGTCGAAAGATGGAAAGTTCCACTTAGGATAACCGCGCATTGGGCCTGCCACGTAAATCTTCTTCTTCATTAAATCTCCTCCACTGTAGGCAAATCTATTCCATAATTTTCGAGAGTAGCCCATGCTGCGATACACCTAACCATCCACTGAGTCGCTCGATCTTCCGCATCGTCTTTTTGGCGCTGAACTAGATTGATCTGCTTACGCTGATTTGAAATTCTGCGCTGGAGATCCTCGCGGTTGTATTCAGACGACGAGTCACACTCTTCGATCCCAGGTTCCCCGTTCTGAAAATTCTCAACTTCGGGGGTAGTGGTAAATCGTGTGTGTTCAAATGCCTCAACCGTTCCCCTCACTCCATCAGACCTGTCCTCCTCCCTGTGCGCACAGGCTTCCGCTTCCTCGACCTTCTCCGCGCGGAACAGACTTTGTAACAATTCATTCTGTGCATCAATGAGGTCAAGTAGGACATTGTCATCTTCGAGAGTTGCAATTGTCGCCAAAGCATCAGCCAGATCAGAGACAAGAGCCTTCTCCCTTGCAACATCGTCGGCTCGTTGTTGTGGAGTAAGCACAACCGCGAAGACTCTCCCTGTCTCTGCATTGATCATCGCTGTGTTTGTTACTCCATTTACAAACACTTCATTGTCAAGAAATTCCTCAAGCCTTCGAAACATCTTCCCGATTTTCGGATCTTCATAAAAAGTAGTTTCCATTCTTCCCTCTCTGTCATTGTTGAAGTTCTCTCCAGAATAGTGGAAGTGACAGCCGTTGTCAAGAACCTAAAGACTTGACAAGGGAAGAACACCTGCTAAGATGTTGTTGCATGAAATTTTCGAGGAGATTCCCTATGACGGCAACTGTTGTGACAACTACAAAGGTTCGGAGTTACATCCGTGCTGGCGTAGCGGCAGCTGTCGGCTCGGCGGTCTCCTACGGCATTGCAGTCTGGTCAAAAATAGACCACGGCTACATTGCCCTTTTGACCCCCGCCGTTTCGACAGCGTACTACACGCTCGTCGGGAAGCTGGAAAATCGTTTTCCGAAGCTCGGCTGGTTGCTAGGAGTTCTCCCCCAAAAGCAACCAGTAACAGGGGGTAACACCGAAACGTAAATCGTCGCGGAATGGAGAAGCCTGGTCTATCTCGTCTGTCTCATTAACAGAAGATCGTCGGTTCAAATCCGACTTCCGCCTCCAAGTCTTAAAGTCCGATGAACCTTCTGGGAGGGAGGTCATCGGACTTTTTGTATTAACAACGCCGTAGTAGCTCAGTTTGGTAGAGCTGTCGCCTTGTAAGCGACGGGTCGGGGGTTCGATTCCCTCTTGCGGCACGCAGTCCCTTGTAGTTCAGTGGTAGATCATCTGTTTCGTGAACAGACGACGGGAGTTCGAGTCTCTCCGGGGGAACCAGTAGTACAGTAATGCCTTTGTAGTTCAATGGTGGAACGCTAACTTGGTAAGTTAGAGGTCCGAGGTTCGATTCCTCGCATCGGCACGTAGGAAGTAGGACAAAGGCGTTGTGGGTCCTATATGTTGGCGGGCTGGGGTTCCCGCTGATACTGATGTGTTTGTAGTTCAGTGGTAGAACGCTTCGTTGCCAACGAAGAGGCCGTGGGATCGTGCCTCACCAGACACTCGAAGTCGCTTCACCCGCGTCAAAGAAAAATTTGACACGGGGGGAATGATGTAGTAAAGTATTTGAGGAAGTAGTCGGACGACAGGCTGCTTCCAAACATCGGCCAGTAGCTCAATTGGTAGAGCGTCAGTTTTCCAAACTGAATGTTGCGGGATCGTTCCCCGTCTGACCGTCGCATTGGCGGTCACGTGGGGATATCCCCACATTACCTATTGTGGTGATATCCCCACTTCCTGTAATGTGGGAATATCGCCACAAAGGGAGTTCATCGTCCTCTGCTTCACATGCTGTTATAGCTCAAAGGAAGAGCGCTTGGTTGTCAGCCAAGAGGTTGGGGTATCGTGATCCCCTAGCGGCGCGGAGGAGTATGCACGTTCGAATCGTGTGCTGCGGGCTTGCCTGCGGTTAGCTCAATTGGCAGAGCACCTCGCATCGGGTGGTAATATCAGAGGCAGATTGCCGGTTTTGGAAACCGGAGGACGGGATTTCGACATTCCCTCACCCGACCAGTAGTAGGTCCAAGTCCATACTTGGTCTCCCAGAAGCGAATACGTCTTGGTCTCCCAGAAGCGAATACGTAACGCGGGGAGGTGGTGTAACATGGGGTAAGCACGGCTATTGATTATTGGCTTCTGGCAGATCGGCAGATGCACCGGATTCTTACTCCGGCAAGGTGAGTTCAACTCTCACGGGGCCAACGAAGTAGGGAACCTCATTCGTGAGAATGTTGTCATACACTGGTCGCTTCGACGGCAAAGAACCTACCTCACATGCCCTTGTAACTCAGTGGTCTAGAGTCTCCGGCTTTTAACCGGGTGGTCGGGAGTTCGAGTCTCTCCGGGGGTACCAGTTGTAAAATCATTCCAGAGTAACTCAACAGCAGAGTGCCTGACCGTTAATCAGGAAGTTGTAGGATCATACCCTACCTTTGGAGCGATGTCGAAGACGAGGTAACTCTAGGAATCGACAGCAAACGTCAGCTAAAGGCGTGACACTTCCGGAGAGACGGGTACATGGGTGCTTAGTTCAAGCGGCAACGACATCTGACTGTAAATCAGATCTCTTTTGAGTTCGGAGGTTCGAGTCCTTCAGTGCCCACCATAGGGAAGTGTTCAAGGTGAACAAGCGGTCTCCAAAACCGCCAAGGTGGATTCGATTTCTGCCTTCCCTGCAAAAAGACTTGACAGGGAGTGTATGATTAGTAAGTTTCTGCCTTCCTAAAATTGGAGACCCATGAATGCTAACCGATGACCTTTTCTCTCCAAGTCTTCAGAGATTGCTTAGTGATATTGGTGGCGCTCAAGGGATCGCCACCCGCGTGCCTTCAAACTTTCCGTCGCTGAAGTAGCACCGTGCCAATCGTCTCGGTATTCACGCCCAGTCACCGGTCTGACTACTTGGATGATTGTTTGACTTCGCTACTCTCTCAGACCTTTGAGGATTGGGAGTGGATCGTTCTACTCAATGGTGGCTGTGAGTGGACGTCACCCGTCGACGATCCGCGAGTGAAGATCAGTACGACTCCAGAGTCACTTGGGGTAGGGGCGGCGAAGAAGCGAGTGTGTGCGAAGGCGGTGGGGGAGTACTTGGTCGAGTTGGACCATGACGACATCTTGGCGAGCACCGCGCTCGAGGAGATTGTTGAGGCGTTGGACAATCATCCGTACGTCGGCTTCGTCTACAGCAACACCGCGCAAATCAATGAAGACGGTTGTCGTAACGACGTCATGTTCAACACTGACATGGGTTGGCGATATCGAGAGGTTGAGGTCGACGGGAAGCTCGTACTTCAATGCGACGCGATGAAGCCATTTCCGAGCAACGTGAGCTATATATGGTTCGCGCCCAATCACGTACGAGCATTCAGACGAGATGTGTATGAAGCGGTTGGAGGTTACGACGAAGACCTGAAGGTTCTCGACGACCAGGACATTATTTGTCGCCTGTACCAGCACACGGACTTCTTGCACATTGATAAGTGTCTCTACCTCCAACGTGTACATCCTGACAACACGCAAAGTGAACCCGAGACGAACGCGCATATCCAACGTGAGACTGTCTTGATCTACGACAGGAACGTTCAGGCGAATGCCCTTTCGTGGGCGAAGCGTCGTGGCTTGCTCGCCCTTGATATGGGTGCGGCACACAACAAAGCCGAAGGCTTCATGGGTGTCGATCAGTACGTTCATCCCGACGTCGACATCGTGAGTGACGTGAGCAAGGGAATCGACCTACCGGATAATTCGGTGGGAGTGATACGCGCCTCTGACTTCATTGAGCACATCGCCGACAAGGTTGCACTCTTTAATGAATTCCATCGTCTCCTCGCGCACGGAGGGATGCTTCTCACTTTGACGCCGAGTACTGATGGGCGAGGTGCGTACCAAGATCCGACACACGTTGCGTTCTACAACGAGAACTCTTTCTGGTATTTCACTTCGAAGGACTACGCCGCGTTTGTCCCTGATATCAAGTGCAAGTTCCAAGTGTCGCGTCTCTACACATTCTTCCCAACTCAGTTTCATGAGGAGCACAACATTTCGTATGTTGCAGCGAACCTTGTGGCGGTAAAGAATGACGATGGCCCTTGCATCGCGGGTTATCCCTTCGAGCCCCGTAACTACTGATCGTTTTTCTTCTGACTCGGCTTTCTCTAGAGGCTTGCTTGCAAGGCAAAACAGTTCAAAAAATCCATTCCATTTTCTCAACATTTACAAGTCAAGAGCTCATGGAATAGCATCAAAGATCGGTGGAGAAGCGATTAGTGCTGGGATGCTCCCTGGTGAGGTCGGCCCTATTGAAGGTTTGAGTGCTGGTGAGAACGTACTCAACTCAACTCTCAACAAAGATGTAGCGTATAATCAGCAGACCGCTCGAAACACTCAGATCATGGCTGATGCCATGGGAAATGGCGGTCTAGGCGGTGGTGGTGGTTTGCGTGCTGCTGAACGAGAGGGGGGAGCAGCTTATGCACCTCAATTTAGGGACCCAGTAATCTATGAGGCAAACTCTGATTGGACTCCTGGAGCACTTGTCCATGACTTCGGAGCGATTGCTATGGATTCATCAGATAGCATCGTAGTGAGCGGCTTGTCCTTGGAGTTGCCAGCTGGTAACTACCTTTGCCGATACGCCACTGATGCGAATGGTACTCAGCCGGTTTTCTTCGGCTGGCGTGGTTCACCAGCTTCAGGGACGCCTCTCCAGCCCTATGCGGAGGGATTCATGGGGTTCAATGCGACATCTCATGAGTTCGGTCCCGCCGAGTCTCCGGGAACGACATGGACCAGTGGTATAAACGGCAGTGGAGAGCCCTTGATCTACTGGATGTCGTTCAACTGGGCTCAGCCGTAAAAGATTTGACAAGACTTGACAAGTTGTGTAATACTAGAGATGTTCCAGCACTGCTGATTTGAAAAAAGAGAGTTGACATTTCCAGCGAGTGCTGGTAAGGTGTTTAAGTCTTAGCGAGAGACTTTGACAGCCCGGAAAGACGGGCAACGTGGTGATAGAAGTTCATTTGGATGAACGCCGGGATGTGACCCCGGAGGGAGCGAGTTCGAACCTCGTCTTTCACCCCTAAGCCCCCCGTGTAAAAAGCGGGGGACGGCAGACGAAGGAGAGTTAATGAATGATCAATGACGGACCTGGTTGAAGTAAGCAGTAACCATAGTGGTGTAGCTCAGTTGGTTAGAGCAGCTTCCTGATACGGAGCAGGCCAGGAGTTCGAGACTCTTCATCACTACGAAGTGCGGTGACAGAGTTATAAGGAACCTGTCTTTATGAGGACTTATCATCCTGACGCACATCACAGATCATCTTTCTCCTCGGAAAAATTCGAGTGGGGAAGCTAGAGGTACCCTATAAAATAGGTGAGGACCTGAGTAGTTGTCCTCTCTAAAATAAACTGCTCAATTATCTCCTTGTAGTTTAATGGACAAGAACGCTGGCCTACGGAGCCGACGATGGGGGTTCGAATCCCTCCGGGGAGACGATGCAGTGGATTTGTAGTTATAGAGAATGCGACAAAGAGTTTACTCTTACACCTCGGCAACAGTCTCTGGAGTCTTTGCATTATTGTTCCCGTAGCCATGCGGCAAGTGAATTAAAGTCTCAAGGAAAATTGAAAGATATCCACACTTTGGATAAATCGACATTTTCCCCGTATGGAACCGGAGTGCAAGCAACAAGGAATGTTGGGAAGCCAAGAAAGCGGGCAACTAGAACTGTTCCGAATAGCGGGGTACTTGTTAAATGCGAACTTGAGGGGTGTGAAAACTTTGTTTGTCGCTATCCCTATCAGATAGCGCTTGGAAAAGGAAGGTTTTGCTCTCAGTCTCATTCTTCCAAATGGGCAGCGATGAACAGTTTGTTTCAGAGCAAAGAATGTGAACGATGCAGTAAGATTTTTGCACCCACAAGAGGTAATCAGAGGTTTTGTTCTCCATGTCGTCCGGCTAGTAGAAGTGAGAAATCACGAGAGTGGATGCTTAGTAGTAAGTTTGGGATTACTCAAGAAGACTACGATAAGATGTGGATCGAACAGGGTGGAAAATGTGCGATTTGTGGGGGCGACGGAAACGACTTTCAGGGAATCATAAGACTGGCCGTTGACCATAATCATACGACCGGCAATGTGAGGGCTCTTCTTTGTCTTCACTGCAATACTCGACTAGGCTGGCTTGAGCCGAACTTCGAGGCAGTAATGCAATACCTAAAGCAGCATGGAATCTTAGCTCAGTCTGGCCAGAGCACTAGGTCTACACCCTAGGTGGCGGCGGTTCAAATCCGTCAGGTTCTACGAAGTGGGCGGCACACTTTTTAAAAAAACCGCACATGGTTCTGTAGCTCAGTTGGAAGAGCGCCTGTTTGAAGCACAGGAGGCCGACAGATCGTTTCTGTCTGGAACCACCATCATAGTTGCTATCCCTCGCGCGGGCGGATAGTCTGGACCAAAAGGAAACTCTTGGCCGAAGGTGCAAATCCGGATGCTATGTTTCTTGGGGATTTAGCTCAGTTGGTCAGAGCGCTTGCGTGGCACGCAAGAGGCCAGGGTTTCGAGTACCCTATTCTCCACTCCGGTAGTTTAAACTGTCACTCGTAACGTTCGGGGAGGCAGAATAGAATTGGGCCTTGAAAGCTCAGGTGCGGAGGAAGAATCCGCTCGGAACGAGGGCTGATAGCAAAACTGGTATTGCACTTTCCTTGCAAGAAAGATGGTCTCGGTTCAAATCCGAGTTGGTCCACTAGACGTAAATCGCTGGGGTATGAAGCCCCTGAACGATCCCTACTCTACGTAACGGCAACGGAAGTCGTGACAGAACGCAGTAGCCGAGAGTGGACTGCGACATGCTGGTGTACCCCAATTGGTAGAGGGTGAGGGTTTAAACCCCTTTCAGTCAGAGTTCGAGTCTCTGGACCAGTACGAAGTGGTAAAAAGTTGGTTAGAAGCCTCACTGTAAAGTGATTGGTGAATAAGACCCGACACATTACCCTTCACATGCAGATGTGGCGTAATCAGGCAGCCGCGCGAGGTTTAGACCCTCGTGGGAGAGATCCCGTGCAGGTTCAATTCCTGTCATCTGTACTATGGTAGGGAGATGAGCGCCCGAACCGGGGATAGGAAGTCTCGCAGACCCCGGACCATTCATAGGCGTATGGCGAAACTGGCAGACGCGCAACCTTGAGGTGGTTGTTTCTCGTAAGAGAAGTAGGAGTTCAAATCTCCTTATGCCTACGAAGTGACAAATGTGTCACAACAACGCGCGGTGGCAGAGCTTGGTTTAACGCACTCGGTTGCAACCCGATTATTCGCCGGTTCGAATCCGGCCTGCGCGTCGAAGTACGGATATTCCGACAATGACACGATGTTGTAATATCTCGACAATGGAGTATGAACCCGGAGAGTCCGGGAGTCGCCTTGAAAGCGAATGAGCCCGCAAGGGCAGGGGGGCAGGACCTCCGTGCTCCGCCAGGGAAGGTAAACTGATCAGGGATCAGGATTGCCTGGAAAGCAAGTCGGGCCTTTCGGGGTCTGGGAATCGTGTTCTCTGCCTTCCGCGATGTGAGGATTTCCTCACATTATGTTTCCTATTTCACCCCTTATAAGGGTTAATGTTAAAATATTCTAACATGGAAGATCAACCCGCAGGGTGCGGGAACCGTTTCGAAAGCGGCTTGGGTGTAATAGCCTGGGGATCGTGACCTCGATCTTCCGCTGCACACATATGTGGGCATTGTGCAACTATTGCACTTTGCACATATATTTGTACAATCAAGCTCTCGTAGCCCAATGTGGCAGAGGCGGGGATGTCAAAAGTCCCACAGTGTCAGTTCGAGTCTGACCGAGAGTACGATGGCAAAGATGATCGGAAGAACTCAGTACGAGATTGAGACTGACACTTACGGCTTCACCATTCACCGCCGAGTTGCAAAACGGCGCGAGCAGAGGGAGTGGATGCGGTATGAGCAGAACGATCAAGGCAAAGAGACGGAAGTGGTGTGACAACCACACATGCAAGTGGTGTTATCCTGAGAGTCGATCTCTGAAGCGCTTTCTTGGTGTGACTCGCAGGTTGAATAACAAGGCAGTAGGGTAGTAAGCATTTTGGGGTCGTTTAGCGGCAGGACGCGGGGCTTTGAACCCTGTAGCAGTGGTTCGAATCCATTCCCCAAAGCCATGGAAGATTGGCGTAACTGGTAGCGCAGTGGATTGCTAATCCATCCAGCCTTCACGGGCTGTACAGGTTCGACCCCTGTATCTTCCGCGCAGCAAGCAATGGATTGTCGCTTAGAGGCTTAAGTGGTAATATATTGTTCATTTCGAGATGGGGGAACTGGTAGACCCGCCTGCCTCTGAAGCAGGACTTTTTCTAGGTTCGAAGCCTAGTCTCGAAGCCAACGAGGATTAGCTTAATGGACAAGAGCTGGCGGCTTCTATCCGCTTGGTACGGGTTCGACTCCTGTATCCTCGACCATCGGCGTGTAGCTCAGTGGTAGAGCAGAGGTCTCATACGCCTCGTGTCGCAGGTTCGATCCCTGCCATTCCGACTATGTGAAGTTAGCTCAGTGGTCAGAGCACGATACTCATAATGTCATGGTCGTAGGTTCGATTCCTACACTTCATACCAACCTTCCCCTGTCCTTTTGGGCGGGGGCTTTTCTGTCTAAAGAGTGGAACCGCATATGTATTCTGGAGGTACAAATGACTTGGTGGCAATACCTTATCTCTTTTTACGTCCTGATCTTCGGAGTCGTGTTCTTTCGCGTCTCAATTCTGATCAACCGTAAACGAGTAGAGCTCAAGGCAACGCGAGGCATTCTCAATGATGCGGAGGGACGCCCTCTCACCTACGCTCGCTTCCTCCCCACCATCTTGGCTACCGCTGCAAGTTGGCCCGCCACCATTTTGTGGGACGGTCTTTACGCATTCCTCAGGGAACTCATGTAATGGGGATGCAAATGGATGAAAACGGAAACCTCTTTTTTGAAAGAGACACTGTTTTCTCTGAAATACCTTGGGTATGCCCAAAGTGTGGAGCTTCTCAGATGCCCTCCAAGGTGGAAGTGAAGCAGATAGTTGAACTGGGCAGAGAAGAAAGAGTCGAGTACTCCGGGAAGATCCGTCCCATTGGAAGCGAAGACGGTGCACTCGCATATGAATGCTTAGTGTGTGGGAATATCTGGCCTCATGAGGCTCCTAGCGGTGCCAGACAAAGTTCGACTTCATTTTTACACCCGGTCACTGAAAGGGAAGAAGATTAGTGAGCAGAGAGCGATCTCTCGGAACCGAGTTTGAAACTGCAACCGTCAACTACTTGCATGAAAACGGTTTCCCGGCAGCTGTCCGAACTGGGTCTGCTGCCTACGGCGATGGCGACGTCACCGGCATTCCTGGTCTTGTGATCGAGAACAAGAACCAAAAAAAAATGGACTTGAGTGGATGGTTGACTCAGGCAACAAAGGCAGCAGACCGTAGGGGTCTAGAAGAAATCCCGGTAGTAGTTCATAAAAGACGTGGCAAAGGGATCTCCCAGGCGTACTGTACGCTCTCCCTTGAAAGCCTCGTTAAACTTTTGAAAGAAAGACAGTAAGGGAGAGGCGTGAATCGCGTACATCGGAGCAAAATCAGTAAGTCAACGTTCTAAGGAGCGCCAATCGAGGGCTATCAAGTCCCTTGAGAAGACCAACGAAAATCTTGGGAAGGTTGACAGCGAAGCGTTACTTGAAATGTTCCGCCGAGATCAGGTAGGTCCAGATACCTACGCTCGGTCTGGCACCGGCTCCAGTATTGTCGCTTCATCTCGCGGCGGTAGTTCTGAACTGACACCAACGGAACGAGCAGCTGAGTACAGCATGTCAAGCCGTAAGACTCGTGACCCATTCCGCGAAGACCTCCGCGAGCTTGAGCGGTGGATATTCGAACTCGAATCTCTCTCGGCAAAGATCGCAGAACGTCAGAAATACTTGTTCTACGCTGAAGAGAAGAAGCGCAACGAACGTGCTTCTGTTCCTTGTGAGGCCGCGTGTCCTCTCCCAGCTGTGAAGTCAGGATTCTGCGAGGAACACTTCAACGAATGGCGATCAACCGGAGCAGAGCGACAGCGCTTTGTCATGTTCTGCCAACAGACTCGAAACTCTGAGGGAAATGTACTCATCATAGAGGCTCCGTGGAATGAGTAAAAAATCTAAAGAGTGGAATTTTCGTAGGAGTCTTGTATAATGGTTAATGAACCTGGAGAAACTCTGCCTACGCGGGTTTCTGATGAAGACTTGTCATGGGCTGGACTCAATGAATGGCAAGTCGCTTATCTCTCTCAAGCCTCCGATGAGCAACGAGAGATCGTGTACCGAGAAGCCATTCGCATGACGATGAACGATACCACTTCTATTCCAGGTCTAGGTATCTAATGCCATTTACACCTGAAGAATACGCCGAACACGAGATGAATGTGTCGGGCTGGACCGGTGATGAGCCTCTTTACGCTCCCGGTTTCAACAAAACAGAGAGAGTGAATGGGATGCCTAATCTCGCAGAACTGCTAGGGATCGCTCCCCCGCCTGCCGAATCCACTCCTCCTCAAGGGACAGAGACTCCTGTGAATAACACCAACGATGAAGCTCAGGCCATGAGTTTCGAGTACAACTTCATTCTCCCTCTGCGCCTACGACGAGCAGAAGTGTTGATTGAGGTGGCCAAGATAGCCCACCTTAGCGCTCGGACTCGTTTCTGGAGAGTTCTTTCTTGGTCTGTCGCTCTTGTTCCTCTTCTAGTCTTCGTCGCCGTCCTAGTTAAGTAACCAATGGCTCTTAACGTAGGAGAGTTTCTCGCATCAGCCGTCTCCCCGGAAGAGATTGACACTTTCAGTCTCATGGGATACGAGCCAACTCCCCGCCAACAAGAATTTCACGATGCTTCATGGAACCGTGTAGATCGTATCTTCTACGGTGGTGCAGTAGGTGGAGGAAAATCTTGCGCTGCACTAATGGACGCAATCCGTTTTGCCGCCAACTTTCCAAAGATTCGCATTGGTATGCACCGAAAGTCTTACCCCGAACTTGAGAAATCTTTCATTAGAGAGCTCGGCAAGTGGGACTTCGCTAAGAAATTGGCCCCCGTGTGGAACGGTGTAAAGCCTGTCTGGAACAAGACAGCAAAGATTCTCTCTTTCCCGAACGGCAGCATCATTGAATTCATGTATGCTGAAACCGTTGCGGACGTCACCAAAATTCAGGGTGGCGAGTACCAGATCTTCTACTTTGATGAAGCTGCTCTCAACGACCCTCGGGTTATCCAGCAACTGGAAGAGCGCCTCCGTTCTGGTAGCCGTTTGATCCCTGTGGTAGGAGCGCGTTACGCCTCGAACCCAGGAGGCCAAGCGCACCAGTATTTCAAGGACTACTTCATCAAACCGACTGACTACGGACGTCATCCGTATGATTACATGCCAGAGGGCTCTAAAAAGTCTTTGAGGCACATTTTCATTCCGGCAAAAGTTGACGACAACCCGCACATCAACCCGGAATATATCGACTCGCTTAATGCGATCCCCGATCCCCAGCGTCGAGCTGCTATGCGAGACGGCGACTGGGATGCAACCGCTGGGCAGTTCTTCTGCTTCGATGATGAGACTGAAATTCTTACCATCAACGGATGGAGACATTTCGATAATGTCTTGCCGGGAGACAAGGTAGCTACCATCTCTCCTGAAGGAGAGATGAGTTTTTCTCCGTGTTCTCAGGTCCCTCATTTCGACTTTGACGGCGAGCTGTTTACACATAGCAGCCGGAACGGTCTGAACTTTGCCGTCACCCCAGGACACCGCATGTACGGCTTTAACCGTCGCAATCCCAGCGCCCCCTCTTTTGTCTATGTAGAGGATTTGCCGCTTGAATTCGTGATCCCCATCGGAGCTTCTTCGTGGGCCGGAGATATCACTGAGGCAAAGACGACAATCAACTTCTCGTCGCTCCCCCCACTTGATCTCGGAAATGATAACCCAAGATCGGGGTTCTGCCGCTCCTGCGATGCCGATGTTGAAATACCGCGCCGAGGAATGTGTGACTCGTGTTATCGAGCCTGGATACGAGATGGCCGTCCTGTAGATCTTAATTCATTCCGCGTCCAAAGACTGTACCCCGGACTACGAAACACCAAGATAAAGTCGATGACGTTTTCAACCGGTGACTGGTACGAACTCATGGGCTGGTATCTGACCGAAGGGAGTGTTGACCACACGACAATACGCCAGGGCCGAATCCCCCGAAGTTTAACTATCACGCAGGTCGATGCAGTGAACGCTCCAAAAGTAGAGAAGATCAAGGATCTTCTAGGTCGAATGGAGATTCCCTTCACTTACGACGGTGTTAGATTTCGATTTGGCTCTAAGCTTCTCGCCACATATATGATGCAGTTTGGAAAATCGTGGGAAAAGTTTGTTCCCCGCGAGATAATCCATTCAGAATCCGAATATCTCTCTAGGTTCTTTGATGCCGCAATGTTGGGTGACGGGAGTCCTACCCCTGGCGGCGGATTCATATACGCATCGTCATCAAAACAATTGGCCGATGACATCCAAGAGATTGCCGTTCGATTGGGGTATGCTGCCTCTCTGGGGAGATATTCTCGTCCCAAGTTGAAGCCCCACCACCATGACGCCTGGCAAGTCAGCATTGCGCCCCGCAACCATTCAACCAAAATGTTGCATCGCGGTGCCATCGAAAGAACTCCCTATAAGGGAAGGGTCCACTGCGTAACAGTAGGTCCTTACTCTACCATGCTAGTTCGTCGTCACGGACGCCCAATGTGGTCAGGCAACACTCAATGGGTTCGATCTCGACACGTGATCCCCTTGGAAGACACCTTCAACATTCCGGTTGAATGGCAGCGTTATGCTGGTATCGACTACGGAGTTCACGACGCATGGGCCGTCATCTGGATTGCGCTTGATAGTAACAATCGTATGTGGGCTTATCGCGAGTATTGCATAACAGGTGTTATGGCTCCTCAGCAAGCTCAACTCATTCTTGCCGCCGAAGTTGAGGCAAAAGAAGGATCAGTAGTCCACGTTGCCGACCCTTCTATGTGGGGCCAGCGCGGAACTCCATACTCCATTGCCGACATCTACGGTTTGGAAGGTGTTGGTCTTCTAAAGGCTAACAATGACCGCGTGAGTGGATGGGCCTTGTGCCATGATCGACTTAACGATGGGCCTCTTTGTGAGTATCACCAGCACAAGAAAGAACTCGGTCTTTGGCACGACGATACTTGTCCAATGTTTCATATCTTTGAGGCGACGTGCCCAAAGTTCATTGAGACAGTACCAACTCTTCCTCGCGATGATATCCGTCCCGATGACGCGAAGACTCGCAACGTAGAAGACCACATGGCAGACGCTTGGCGCTACGTGACAATGTACGCAGGCAACTTTGCCCGTCCTGTTTTTTACGACGATTACACACCCCCAACTGCAAAACAGATCTTTGACCGGATGCAATCGCGTCCTGCTGTCGATTTTTCACAGCCAGTAAAAGCTGGTATGAGCACTGAGGGATTCTTTTTCCCCGTTGACCTAAATGATCCATCTAGCCGAGGAGGATGGTAGTGCCATCTTTTCTCTCCAAGTTAGAAAAAATTCAGGAAGGCCATGACTCCAAGTTTGGGCTTGTCTTAGAAGGCCGTAAGCCCAAGGCACCACAACGTTTCGGTTATGCCGAAGGCGTTCCCACTGGGGGTGCAACACAAACACAGCCCGGAGATTCATGGGGCGGGGATTACTCTAACCGCACTGCTCGTATGGAGCAGCTGCTCGGTTTGTACGTTAACTGCTATCCACTCTCTGTGGGTATTGACGTCATCGCTAAGACTGCTACTGCTGGTGGCCTTACTCCTCGACCTATCCGTGATATCAACTCGCCCGTCAACATTAAGCAATCGCCTAATGATGGTGTGGTAGCCGTCACAAAGTTGCTGCGATTTGTGAATCCAAGCATGGACTGTCGCCAGTTGATGCGTGGTGTCATTACCGACATGTACATTTACGGTGACTCGTTCACGGAAGTGGTGTACCTAAAGGGACAGCCAGTAGCTCTCTACCCCCTGGACCCCTCCACGATCACTGTTATCACAGACGATCACGGGAACCCGATTGGGTATCACCAGCAGACCAAGAGAAACCAGACGGCTGACTTTGGAATCGACCAAGTTATCCACGTAAAGTTTGACGCTCCTGGTAACACGATCTATGGTCTCAGCCCGATTGAAAAAGTTCTTCTCCCAGTAACCACCTGGATTTTCGGGGCGTCCCTCCTTCGCATGACGTTCATGAAGGGTGACCCGCTCAGGGCTCACGTTGACTGGCCTATGGCGTTGCCTGACGTTGAACGTCAGCGATTCCAAGACCAGTACCGCACCAAGAATATTGGACTTAGCAACATTGGCACTCTCTTCGAGACCAAGGGTGGCGCTACGGTTCAAGAACTCGGTACCAACAACATCAGCGTTTGGCGTGCCAACCAAGCTGACTCAAGAGACGAAATTCTTTCTTCACTTGGCGTGCCGGGATCAAAGGTCGGCGTTTCTAAGCCGGGTGGACTTGGCGGTGGTGTCGGACTCTCTGACGACCGAAACTTCAGGATCAATGTTGTAGGTCCAGCGCAGGAACTTGTTCTCGAAAAGTTCACGTTTAAGCTTATGTACCAGGCGTACGGAATCGAGGACTGGGCTCTTTACTTCGGAACAGTTGACTGGCGTGACGACTACACACTTGAGCAGATTCGCGACCTTCGTATTCGTAACGGTACGTGGAGCGTTAACCGCGCTCGTGCTGACATTGGTGAACCTCCGGTTCCTGGTGGCGACGTCGCTCTCATCGTTGACCGTCAGAACATGGTCGTTGTTCGTGACCTCGACGCTCTTTCTAAGGCCAACCTCGCTGTCGTGCAACTCGCGGCTGCTGGCGCTGATGCTACAGAAAAGGGTGTTGGCCTGGACGCAAACGCCACACCAACTTCGGCGGGTAAGACAAAGAACGCTCCAACTCCTCACGACATGAACTCAGGAAAGCCTGATCGAATGAACCCAGGGCAGAAGGCCCGTCAAGCTCGACAGGCTTCTACACCCCCTGGATCTCCGAAGCCACCAAAGGCTGAAGAATCAGAATCTCTTGATGCTCGCATTGAGGAATCAGAAACCAACTACTACTATGACGTGATGATACTCCCGTCTGTACCCAACACATAAGGAAACCCAGATGTCAGGTGAAAGCAAAGTCGTAAAAGAGACCGAAAACACCGATGAGGTTGCTGAAGAGACGGTTGAGCCGTCTGAAGAGACGACTGAAGAGGCCGTTGACGAAGTTACGGATGAGGCGACTGATGAAGTTTCAGAAGAGACTCCAGACTCCCAGCCTTTCATGGCTGGTGGCCTCATGGGATCAGTTCTAGGGGCACCTGCAAATGGTATCCCTGGAGCCTCTCAGTTTGCTGCCCTCATCCCAAAGCAGATTGGCTAAGCAAAGATGGTCAGCCGCGCCCCTAGTTTTAGGGTCTCGGGTGGAAGCTCTCCTCATGATCGTGCTGTAGCAGGAGCCAATGCTCTTCACGCTCAGTACTCAAAAGGTCAAGAAACTTCCGCGCAGATATCTGCTCAAGAATCTAACTTAACGCTTGCAGACATCGCCCGCCTTAGTATTGCCCCGGCTTCATCTTCATCAAAAAGAGTACGAGGAACAAAGTCTCACCCCTTGCCGAAGGGCTTTTACAAGAAGCCAACTACAAGAGGACTGGAATACGGTCACCGATTCCAAGACGGAGCGTATCTTGCTGGTCTTCGTCCTCTACCCAGAGGCGACAGGTTTGTCGCTTACGATGCCAAGAAAGCACCTAAGGCAGCAACTGTCACCGGACGGTTCAAGAAATTCATCGCAGATGTTGGACCTAATCATTTCGATTCTCGAACTTCTTGGAGCAAGTCTCGCAAGACTTCGGGATTTACCAAAGTAGTGAAGCCACGTAAAAAGAGATTGGCTCACCAAAAAAACTGGACGCACCGGGGTCACATGTGGATTCCGCGATAGTCCCCTAGGAGTATTGATGGCACAATCCGACACAAAGATTGCCACCATTCATGGGACGCTGCTGCGCCCTGGTGTCAGCAAGAACAAGCGTCTCTACACCGTAGAGAACATTCGTGCAGCTGAAGAGGCCGCTAACGCCGATCTGAAGGCGGGAAAGACACTCAACATGTACACCACCCACGATGCGGCAGAAAAGGATGACGTTCTCAACCTTGTTGGTCGTTTTACAAAGGTGTGGCAAGAGGATGACGGATCTCTGAAGTTCGAGGCCGATGTTCCGAACACGACTGCTGGACGCGACTACGCTACGTTGGCGAATGGTGGATTCCAGCGCACAATCTCGATTCGTGGTGGCTGGGGATCTACTCCTACCATTGAGGACTTTGATGGCCAGAAAGTCATCACCGCTCCCATTTTGCGACTTGGCGGCGCTGACGGTACCGCTTCTCCTGGAGTTGAGGGTGCTGCCATCGAAGGGATTGACTTCCTTGAGTCCGAAGGGTCAGTAGACCCGGCAACATTCATGGACATCACGGAGTCGGTAGAGGTCATCATTGAGCCTTTTACTGAGGAAGTAGAGATCGAAACAAACGATTCTTCTTTTGTGGATCTCAAAGAGCGCCTTCTTGAGGCAGTTGCTGAGATTCTTGAAGCCGATGACCCAAATAAGCCATATGGTGATGTCAACTACGCCGACCCTGGCTATCAGGCTGACAAGAAGAAGCGCTATCCGCTTGACTCTGAGCAGCACGTCAAGGCTGCGTGGAGTTACATCAACATGCAAAAGAACGCCTCGAAGTATTCTTCAGCGCAGATCTCCCGAATCAAGGGAAAGATCAAGGCTGCTGCGAAGAAGTACGGAATTGACATCGCTGAATGGTACCAAGACCTTGTGTCAGGGATCATGGAGTCTCTTGAAGTAGCGGGCATCAATGAGATGTACGCCTCCATGAACATCTCCAACGGTGACGGAAGCATTCAAGCGAGTGGTTACGCCAATAACGGCGCAGATCTCCTAAAGGTGTCACAGCGAATCGCCCTCGCCGCCATCATGGGAATGTATTTCATCGACCCCGATCAGGACGGCGACGTTGACATGATGCCTATGTCAAATGACCCTGATTCCCAGGAGTCAACAGAAGTGAACGTTCAACTAACCGAAGCAGAACAGCAGACTAACTGCCCTGGGTGCGGCAACAGCGTAAGCGCAATGTTGCCCTTGTGCCCATACTGCTCGGGACCAATATCTCAGGTGGAGTCAGCCGACAACACCGAGGAAACAACCAACAAGGAGAAGGCTGAAATGTCTGACACTAACAACACGGCTGAACCGGCTGACACAGCACCCGCTACCGAGTCCGCTCCCGCCATCGACTACAAGGCTCTAGCCGCCGAAATGCTTTCACAGCAGAAGGCTGCTCAAGAGGCTGCTGAGAAGGAAGCCGCCGAGCGTGCTGCCATGCCCAAGACCTACACCGCTGAGGAAGTACAGGCTCTCGTAGCTGCTGCTTCGGAGACGAAGAAGGACGAGGACGCTGCTGCGGCTGTTGAGGCTGCTCGTCGTTCCGGCAAAATCGACCGTACCGGTTACGCGACTGAAACCGCCAACCGCTACTACGAGACGATCCAGGAGTCCGACGAGGCCCAGGCTACGTTCCTGGGCAAGTTGAGCCAGGACGAGCTCAAGAAGGTTTTGAGCGCCGTTGTATCCGACGACCGCAACCTAGCGACAGCACCGCGCTTCGCTGCGAACCGCATCTAACCCCCAAGGAGACACTAAATGTCTGATTATGTACAGGAAGCACTGGACGCTGCGGGGGCTGCGGCCCTTGTCCAGAAGAACATCTCGCCCATGCTCTTGGAGTACGTGCGCCGTTACTCGCCTCTCGTGAAGGTTCTGCCTACCGAGAAGTGGGGATCATCGGTCTACTACTTCAACACTCGCACCGCGCTCCCTCAGGGTGGCGCAGTTGTTGACGGTGGCGCTCGCGCAGTTTCGTGGAGCACTTACGTTCAGAACAACTTCCAGGTGAAGCACTACCAGATCGTTGGAGCCGTAACTGGCTACGCCGAGGCTGTGACGAGCGGAACTGTCGGTTCCCTCCGAGCTAAGGAAATGATGGGTGCCTCTAAGTCACTTGGTTTCACGATTGAGACCGGGTTGCTGTGGGGTGCTGGTACTCCTACCGAGTACGGCCCTTACCCAGAGTTCGACGGCCTTGACGTCATCTGCTCCGCGTTCTCCACTACTTCGAGTGGTGGCCCGAACCCCGGTGTCGGCGCTGGAACCATCGACAACTACGGCGGTGCCACAACATGGGGTGTCCCAACGTTCTCGCCATGGACACAGGGTGTTGACCAGAACGCTATCGACGCCTCTGGTATCAACGGTGGAAACCTCACGTACGGTATGCTCGACTTGCTCATGACGCTTGTTGAGTCGAACGTCGCTGAGCCTATCGACAACGCTGAGTACTTCTTCCTCTGCTCCCCTGGAGCTGAGGCTCGAATCAGCCAACTGTCGTACATCAACCAGCGATTCTTCAACACCGTTGAGATCATCCCTGGATTGATCGCGAACTCCTACAAGGGCGTTCCGATTGTCAAGACCTCGTTCCTTTCACCTCGCACCTACGTGTTCCCAACGGTCACGGCAACTGCGGGTGGAACTGGTACTCTGAACGCTCAGTACTTCTACAAGATCTCGGCCATCGTTACCAACTTCGGTGAAGTTCAGGCTTCGGCAGAGTGCAACGCTACGCCTTCGACGGCTGGTGTGACGCTTTCGTTCACGCCTCCTACGTTCACTTCTGAGCAATTGACGCCGATTCACTACAAGGTCTACCGTTCGACCACGACCGGAACCGAGACCCTTCTGGGTATCGTTCCTGCCGCGTTCACCGACTCGGCTGGCCTCTCGTGGACGACGACTTCGATCTTCGACAACGGCACCACGCTGCTTACGAAGAACGGCTCGAACGTACCTGCGACGGCTTCGCAGC